TATATATTCTGACAGAGCACCATTTCCCCATCGACTATACAGACGCTTGCATAAACATGCACTACACACACCCACTTTGGGCTATGCTGTGGAGCTCGCTCGCTTCGCTCGCTCGCTAAAAACGCTCGCTTCGCTCGCCGCACAGAACTGCACATTTATGCACACTGCATACCAAGCACATAAAATACACTCTCTGTATATGCACACAAAATGCATAATCACACAGACGCAGAAAAGCACCCCACCCGTAGGTGAGGTGCTGTTTTCTTGAGTGTGAGTGTGAGTGTGCGCTGTGTGTTAAACTTTTTCTCTCCTCTACAGTTCCGCAGACAAATCAAAATATCCTAACATCGACGCTGTACCCGAACTTTGCCCCTGCGCAGTTATTTTTGTTTCTACTGTAAAGCTCATTGGTTGGGAATCTAAGGCGTTAATGGTACAACCAAAAGTATACGGCGTACTATGAGCCGAAATTGTTGGCTTAATTCGCATAACTTGTAGTGTAGACTGAGAAAATCGATAGACCACATCTGCCAATGGGGCATAGATTCTCCAGTCCGCATAAACACGTTGAAAATACCGCAAACACTCCGCCAGTTCAGCCCCGTATTCCTTCGGCATATAAGGTGTAGCAATTGAGCCCTTCTCCCACTTGATATAGTCAAGTGTAAGAGCTTTTTTAGCATAGACACCTACGCTATAAACGGTAGGGTTAGAAGCAGAATAGGTGACAGAAACGATTTCAAAGTCGTCATTGCTAAAGCCAGCCGGAACCTCACTGAAATTGCTGTAGGCATCCTGATTAACAAGCGGCATTGATGCAGTGTACACCTGACCGCCAACCGACAATGTAACACTTATAGTATCGCCCATTGTCAGATCGCCGCGAGACAACTCGCAAAGCTGGAAGATACCGCAAGCACGAGACGTGTAACTAGCACCGCTAAGCGTGCGCGTCTGCACATTATAGTTACCAGACGGTGTAAGCTTCCAACCATCAATCGAGTAAGCGCCAGTACCCCCACCAGTGTAAGAGGTGTCTCCTCTCTGGTTTACAGGCTGTCTAAAGTTGCCATTGCGTCCGAGACTAGGCCGGGGAGTAAAGCGTTCAGCTGTCTCAGCTTTCGTGTAGCGGTCTGCAATGTTTGTTTCGTTCGCCTGCACACGCGCAGATAACAGACTCACAGAGTTCTGGTTTGCTGCTGCTGCGTCTGCGTTCGCTTTCAACTGGGTGTCCAACTTAGAATAAGCACCATTCGCGTCTCCAAGATACGTGGGTTTGTCTGTCGCAATATACTGCGGGAGGCCATAGTTCGGGGTTTGGTTTGTATAAGGCATAATATTCCTCTTTTCTAGGCGGTAAGGCCTGTATAGTCAAATTCGTAAGCGGTCAAGTTTTTGTTGTCAAACATCTGCGCTGTCAAGAGCAAACTGTCAAACGCCTGTGCTGTCAATCCGTCCTGATGTAGGGATGCGAGCTCATTTAGGGCTTCCTGAACCGTCACAACGTTTCCGGAAATCGGGCTTCTCACAAGACCGCCCTGTTCCAGCGTGTCATCTATCCGCTCGTTAAGCTGCTGCCATGCGTCGTTAGTGACTGAAACGCTGTTCGAATAAACCTGCGCGCCCTGATTATTGACGTACAATTCTAGTTCCGTGATATGCTGTGCAATCTGTGCAGCCTGTGCGACAAAGCGGGAATCCGCGGAATTCCGCAGCTCTTGCAACTGCGCCTTTACAGGGTCAAGCTGCTGGGCAACATACGCCACCACGTCATCTTCCGTAACTGCGGTTAGGTTTTCAACCGCCTGCGCCACCCGCTGCACCTCACTGGAAAGCATACACAGCTGAGACGCATAGTCAAGCGCTGAACGGTACACGGCGGGGATACTAGGGATAATCGGTTTACAAAACATTCAACTCACCCCCTCAAAGTCATATATGAATGCGTTTAATTCCAGCGCATCAAACCCGCCAGCGGTGAGGTCAAGCGCGTCATAGCCAGAGGCTGTTGGACTGTTCTGATGCAGGGACGCAAGGTCATTTATAATCTCCTGCGCAACGTTCATCTCACCATTAACAACATTTCTCAAAAGAACATTTTCAAGCGTTGTAGTATCCAGACGATGAATAATGTCATCCGTCATTTCCCCTACATACTCTATGCAGCGGGCGTATGCATTTATCATGACTTCATCCGCATACTGTTGTACAGTCTCTACCATTTGCGCAATTGACGAGGAGCTTGCATCAAACTGTCTGTCTATCCGTTGAGAAAGAGCGGTCAACGCTTCTTGAATCGGAACAATCTGAAACACAACATAGCTCTCCAGCCACTCAGGGGATACACTGCTATAACTTGCCATCGTGTCAGAAAGATTCTGGACAAGCGCCATTAAGAGGATAACCTTTTCCTCATCGCTCAAATCAGGGTCGTAAACCGTGGGTATCGTGGGGTACGGTGTTCTACAATACATATTTTTCACCTTACCAAATCTGCATGAATAGCGGCTCGAGTTCTTCCACTATCTGCATATCGATATTCAAGAACGTTTCCCTAAACTCTTTCAGCATCTGCGCGTCTGTACGTCCAGCATTGTTTCCAACAATCTTTTTAACATAGTGGTCCGTGCTGTCCGTCGTATTATTCGCAGATGATGTTGAATCGGAGGAAGTCTTTCCTATCATTGCGTTTGTAGCATAAACCTCATTTTCAATGCTGGGCATGGAAAGAAGTCCCTGCGGTGTGTTGCTTGACACGTCCCGACTAGTTCCGTTTCCGTTGGCTTCTGCGGTGCTGGTGCTCGCAGCATTTCCTTCACGGTCAAATTCCTCGGAGTAGTCTAGGCGCGTCAACGCGTCAATCTTGATTAGTTCGCTCTCATAGAGCTTGTTGTAGTATTTCATTATCTCATTCATTTTGCGTGACATAAACCTTGAAAACAGGGCAGGAGTTTCCAAGCCTATTTCACGGAATGCATAATGCTCTGTGATTTTGCGATTAAGGGTGGGCCGATAGTTTTCATCGAATAGAGGATAAGAGGACAGGCCAACGTCATAGCCTTTTTCAACAAGGTCAATTAGCTCAACTGTATAGCGTGCCATTATCTCACCTCCAAATCCAAACCATCTTCACGGCGCACGACATATTCTTCGCCATCGTATTCCTCAACAGGAACGTTATTAATCATATTCGTGTTAAACTCGACAGAAACGTTAAGTCCGAACATTTCGTTAATCTGTCTCGCTGCTTGTCTGCGGCCATTCAGCATTATCGTTCTTTGCGCTTCAACCTCTCCGAGGTTGCTCGTGACCTCTGCTCCAACTTTTCTTTCCTTTTTCGGTGTGCTGTCATTTTCGATTCCATAGAACGTCATTGCTTCATTTATTTTGACTCTCTTGAGTTCTTCCAGCTTGTCAGCCACGAACGGGGCGTCAGTCTTTAGAACGGTGAAGTCCTCCGCCTTGAAACCGTTCTTGTTTCCGTAAATCACAGGCATGTTTCCGGCGTAGTTCTTGTAGACATTCATCATCGTCAACTTTTGGCTTTCCTCGCACAAGATGAGTGTAGGGGTTTTCTGCTGCGCCACGTTAACATCTATCGCGCGGTCGATCTCTGCAACGCGCTGAGCGTAAAGCTGTGTCGTGCGGAAAGACGGCTGGCGGAGGTAGTTATTGAAAATGATGACGCTGTTATCTGGATTCAGAACCTTATTATAACCATTTACCGCGTAAGCCCGGCGGTACTTCGGTATTCGGTAGACGTTCAGCTCGCCGCCTATCATGCATTGGAGCGCAAGATAATCTTCCATGATTTCATCTTTGAAAAACACCGCCATCCCATCGCAGAAAAGCGTGTACTCTAGAAAGCGCTCGTCAACCGTTTCGGGTAGACCGTTCCACTTGAACATGTTAATTGCCAGTTCTTGAAAACGATAAAACCAGTCACAGAACGTGGCATCATTCATTTGAGCACTTTCCATAAACTGCTTGTGCTGCAAACTGGGGTTTGAGTATTTTGGCATCTACGTCACCTCCTAAACGATATTATTTGTTCCGCCGTAGTTGCCCACAACGTCATCATGCCAGAATGTTATCCCATTTTTCAAAATTCTCTTTATCTCTGCCAAGTCCTCAACTGGGATACTTCCGAAAATGTTTGCCGTACCAGCCTTGATATAGTTCCAGCGTTCTCGGCTCTTTGTGTTAGGCCGTTTCATTTCATTCACGCGGTACCCAAACATTGTAAAATAATCGTCAATGCGCTGCACAAACTCGCGTCGGATGCAACGCGGGAACATATAAAGGTAGTGCTGCCCGTTTGCAAAGTAACTTGCAGCGCTCGCCGTGTTGCCTTGCGCGCTGTCTGGAATGATTTTGTGCTGCTCCATAGCAACAAGATTCTGGCCGACAGTGTCAAGCACAGAAACAGCACTGTTCAGTGCGCCCGCTATGTTTCCAGACATAGCCCCCGCTACAACACCTATCGCACCCTTCGCTGCACCGGCATAAACTTGATAGTTCATTCCGAGGATGTTCTGCGCGTACCAGTTCTTGTAAGTGTCGTTTATCCATGAACACGTGGGATACGGTGACATCTGAACACTGTCATCAAGCGCCTTGTCAAGTCCCTTGTAGTAGTTCGGCACTGCAACAATTGGAGCAGAACCTCCGGGAGTGCTGAAAACCGTAAACATAGCGGAATAATATTTAAACAGCTCGTAGCGGTATTCCTTAGCACCCGTGCCGCTGGCGTAAACCTCTAAGACGCGGTACGGATAGCAGTACGTTTTGTTGTTCTTCGGCGTAACGCCATCCATCGGCGCGAACGGGTCAAGCAGTTGACCACCCTCAATGTGATGCGTAGTGTCAACGTTAATCCACCCGCTTCCGGGAGACGCTTCCAGAACTCCGATTAGCTCTAATGGATACATGAAAATGGAGACAATCGCCGCGCCCTTTCCGGCTTCGCTGTATCTTTCCACTAAGTTTCTCATATCATCAGCGTTTTCTTTCTTAGCGTAGAAATAAGAAATGCCGTTGAATGTGTTGTCCAACATGGCAAGGGCGCTCCCACCGTCAAGCCGTTCAGACACACCCATGATGATTCCGGGGGTGAGTGTTGCGATGTCGCCGTAGCCGTCAACCACGCCAGTATTATAAATATACTCGCCCGTTTCCAGATTCTCGGGCACCTGATTCTTTCCGAACGTATCATCAGATACATGCTCGCGCTCAATGAAGCTGTCACGCCATGTCCAGTCAAACTGCCATGTTTGCATAACATCGAGCTGAAAGTGTAGCCGCGTGTTGCTGGGGTTGTCGTACTCTACCTTGTTAATAAAGGCGTAGAACCACTTGTTTCCGAAATCCGGGTTTTGCCACATGAGGTAGTTGCAGTCGTAGTAACGGTCCGCCGCGTCTGGGGCATTGAAAATTCCCTCTGTCCTCTGGTACGTCTGATTCGTGAACGTGTACTTTACTTTTGTGATAAAGTACGCAAGCTGCGCAGCTGTGTCTGCGAAATCCATCGTATTTTCATAAGTGTTGTCTAGAGGAACGCCGCGGAGCACTCTGACTGTGCCCATTGGTGTAAAAACCATGTCGTATCCTTTCTGGAAATTTCCCCGCCCGGCTCACCACAAACCGGACGGGGTTTTCCTCTATAATGTTACGCGCCTACAGTGATAGTAGCGGCGTCGGATTTCGCACCGTCAACCGTACTTGTAGCCGTCACCGTGATAGTTTTACCGGTCTCGGCGGTGTCGATAACCAGCAAGCCCGTGGGGCTGATAGTTGTGTTCGCGCTGGTCTGTCCGGTGATAGTCCACACCACAGACGTGGATGCAAGCCCGGTTATAACAACATCTGCTTTCAGCTGGAGACTTTTACCCTTGCCGACAGTTGCCGTGCCCGGTGTAACCGTCACGCTGGTAACGCCGTTAACCGCGCTCGTGAACGCGATGGCGGGCATGTACGGCGACACAGAGAACGTGCTCCACTTGTGGAAATAGTAGTTCCAGTACAGGCCTTGCCCGTTGTACTGCTCCGTAAAGTTGAAGAAGTTGTCATACACTTGGAACCAGTCCCGATGCACCAGAGCACCAGTGATAGTGCCGAGGGTTGTCAGCTCATCCTCAGTGAACGCCGTGTAGTTGCCCGACGTGTCATCCGCAAACAGCAGATTCATACGGGCGATTTCTCCCGCGGACGGTCGGAAAGAGTTAATCAGCACGCGGTGACCGAGGAACTCCGCCTTGCCCATGTTGAACGCGCTCGCCAGAACTTCGACATCCATGATAGCGTCCGCGTCAGCCGAAAGGATGAGGTACTGTTCATCCTTTGTAGCGTAGTTGTCCACGCCCGCTGCGTTGTAGTCGGAGCTCAAGAACTCAAGCTGATTGGAATAGCTCTTGAACGTGGCCGCTAGAGAATGCATGTTGGCTGCTGCGATAGCCGGAGTATTAACAGCCGTCATGTTGCCGTTTAGCGCCGCACGACAAAGCATGTATTTCATTGTCAGGAACTCATCCTGATTCGCTGCGGTGTACATAGCGTCTACGATGCGCCCGATTAAATCGGAAATACCCTGCCAAGAAAGGAACGCCTGCCGCAACTGATCGTTGCTAACAGTGCTCTTGTAGAACTTTTGATAGTTCAGAATGTGGAACGCTGCCCGCACGTCAGGAATTTCGCGCTTATACAACGTAGTTTCCGCTTTCTGCGGGTCAAACGTGAACGGCTTCGCAAGGTTGACGTAAATCTCTTCAATGGTCTCGCCGTACTCCAGCAAGCCCTTTTTGAACATAGCCCACGGGTTTTCATACAGACGAGACAGGATGATGACACGCCCGATGCGGTTTACCAGCGCGTTTAAAAATTCATTCTGGAACGCCGGGTACTGGTTGATGATGGCCCCGATAGCGCGAACGCTTTCATTCGTCGGCTGCGGGGTGGGGATAGCTGCACGGAAAGCAGCGGATACGGGGGACGTTTCGTCGTTAAGGATAGCAGACATGACGGCTACGCCGTCAGGATTCTGCAAACCGGTTTTAGGAGTAGTAGCCATTTATTAGCCCTCTTTTCTTTCAAATAATTGTGCGAAAGTCTGAACCGTACCATCACGTTTGACATCGGTTTTAACTTCCTCTTTCACTTCGGCTGCGCCAGAAAAGAATGTGTCATGGAACTTTTTCTTCCAAGCATCATTCTGCTCAAGCATCGCCGCCTGTGCTGCTAGTGCTTCGTCTTTCCACTGGATGGCGGTTTTCCCCTCGACAACCACGTTTTCGGGTGCCGTCTGTGTTTCGTACTCATCGTAGAAAGACTTAATCTCATTCATAGCGCCGAATACCTTGTCAGGCTCACCGCCGCCGGAGATTGCTTCAAGGTGCGCCATAAATTCCTCACGTGTCATCTTTATTTTCTCCTTTCAAAAGGATGTCAACAAGCATCTTGATAACAGTCGTGTTGTTTTCAATAGCCGCCTTGACTTCGCCGAGTGTTTTTTCCGTCTTTTCGTCTGCATCTTCTGTGCGCTTGATTTCCGCTTTCTTGGTGTACATTACATAAGCGCCCATAGCGATACAGGCAGCTATTGGGAACCCCACACCGTTAATGAGTTGAATTACGGTATCCACTGTCATTTTATCGCCCCTTTCTTCATTTTATTCTCCTGGCCTATAATACATTATAACATGAAAAAGTGGCCGTGTCAAGCAAACTGCACAAAGTTCTTTTGCATTCTTTGTGCATTATTTATTGTAGAAAAGGCTTGCAATCTGGTGCAGAAGATGCTATAATATAGACAGTGAAAGGGAAACGAACCTTTATGCTGTTTACAATGAAAAGAATGGTTAAAATTTGAGCGGGAGGATAGAGTAAGATATGAGTGTTGTAAATCCAAACAAACATTGGGAAGTGCAAAGTTATGGGATGATAATAAACAAAGGTGAAATAATGGTGAATCGTGAAAAACTGGAAACAATTGTATATGTATTTGAGGGGAAATTCTACGTTGAACTTTGGGACAATGGATACTTGTTACATTTTCAAGAAATGTTAGGTGATTGAAATATTATAAATAGTAGGAGAGATGATTATGACTTTCAAAATCACAATTAAAGAAGTTCACGCAGCAGTTGTTGAAATTGATGCAGAAAACTACTATGAAGCCTTAGCAAAAGTTGAATCCGATTACTGGGAGAATCCAAACGATTATTTACTCGAACCGAAAGACACCACATTTGAATAATGAAAAGCCCATCATTTGGGGAGATATAAGAAATGAATACAGAAACAGCTTGATTAAATGGCTTGACAGCCTGAAAGGTGAGGACGATAATGACAACATTTGACGAATACATCCAGAATGCATCCCGGCTGACATTTGAAGCATACGACGATTACACGCTGGAAGAAATGGCGAACCGCCTTTCGTTCAAAATCTTTGAATGCCGCTCAGTGTTCCACACGCTGCCAAAGAACACCCGCATGCTTTACATTATAGCATACAACGAGACGATACACGAAATCAGACGGAGGGTTGAAGAATGACAGCAGGCGAAGCACTCCAAGCCGTGGGCTGGGTATTCCTGGGTTACACCACAATCAACATCATAATTATGCTGCTTATCGCAAAAGAGCAGAATAACAACGGGAGGAAGAAATGACTACTTTTGAAGTGAAACGATTGAAAGCCCTTTACCATCACAGGCTGGACATTGTAGACAGAGCAGAGCGAGAAGAGTGGAGCAGCCAGCGGCTCTGCATTGCGCAGGCCAAACGCGACATGATGGAAAAAGTCTTTGACGTGCTGGGAGTGGACTATAATGAGTAATGCCGACATCAAGTTGTGCTTCAAGATGATTGACTTGGAGCAAGAAAAGATGGTAGGATTTTCCGACAGCAAGCTACTTTACTGGGAGACGCGCTCCGCTCGAAACGCTATGCAGCGAATGCTTGCAGCACTGCTGAACGTGCCTGTCGAAAGGCTTGAAGAAATACGGAAAATAAGTTGACGAAAATGTTTGACAACAACCCGAAAACATGTTATACTAATAACAGTGAAAGGGCCGGGGAACTCCACTGATGAGCCTGTAACACCCGGCGAAAGGGCGAAAGCCCTCTGGTGGTTCTTTCACCAAAATAAAACAAGAGGAGAAAACGCAATGAGCAAAATGTTTACGCGCACTGTCACCACAGGCACAACCGCCCACTTTATCGAATGGGACATGAGCGGCCCCATTCCCGTCTTGATTCAAGAGGATGATTTCATCATTGACAAGGCCATGAAAGACAAGACGAAAGCCGCCCGCATCATCAAGAGGGAGCTTGCACTGGACGGCGTGGTTGCTGTACAGTACTTGCAGCCCAAGACAAAGACCTACATTTGCAGCCTTGAGGACTTCATTGGAATCGCGACCGAAATCGAAGAGTAAACCCAACCGGAACAAACAAAATTTATCAGCTGGGCTAACGGCTTGACGGGCAGAAAGAGGAACTAACATGGCTAACGATTTGATGATTATGAACACCGAAGAGCAGAACAACAGCTTTTGCACCTACGTCCCGCAGTCCAAGGAAGATTCCGTTTTCCTGTTCAACGCGGTTGCTGACCCCACTTACAGCCGCGACGAGGTTATGGGCAAGGAAATCGCCGTAACGAACGTTTATGTTGAAACGATTACCGTTGACTCTCAAAACGGTGAGGACGGGGAGAAAGTCGAGATTCCCCGCATTATCTTCTTTGACGAAAAGGGCGAGAGCTACGCAATCACGGGCACGGCCCTTGTAGGCGACTTGAAACGTATCTTTATGACGTTTGGCATGCCGAGCGAATGGACTGAGCCGCTCAAGCTGAAAATCGTTGATAAGCCCGCCAAGCGCGGCAAGATTCACAAAATCGTTCTTTGCTAAATAAATGAAAGGAGATGGCCGGGGTAAATAATCGCCCCGGCCAATTTTGAACTATGGGAGCAACACGAAACGGCATATTTTACGACTTACGCGAAAGCATTTTCATCTTCAACACAGGAGACCTTGACAAGGAAATAGAGTTGCGTTTTTCAAGCATGCGCAACTTGCAGCGCTATCTTCTGGGCGTTGAAGAACACATTGAGAAGATTGATACGAAGCTTTCCAACATGCTGGGGGTAGAAGTTCACAACGACACAATGGGGCTTTTGTCTTACTACTTTCAAATAGAGCGGCGCGGTTGTTATATTCGTGTCGGTGAGGAGGTCATATTGTGGCAAAACGAAGTTTCTTTACAGGGCGAGAACGTGACGCGAAAGATGTCAGAAACGCCGTAGAACGTTTCAACAGGGCAGTGGAGAGGGCGGCAAAGACCGCCCCCGCCCAACTGAAAGATTATCTACCTGATAAGTTGGTGCTGGGCGAAGTCAAGAAAAATATTGCAAGCAAGGATGATTTGGAGTATTTCATGCGCTCAACGGCACACGCCGCCGAGCCGGACGCGTTCACCTTCATTCCTACGGAAAAGGGTATCACAACCAAGCTAGACGTTATACGGGCGCAGGAGGGAGTGGAGCGAATCAATATAGCACGAGCTAAACGCGCCGAAGAGGCACGCAAAGAGGGCAAGACAGGTGGGGCAAAGGTACAGATACGGAGACAGAATATTGACCCGATAGCCTATGAACCGTTGAACAAATCAGGCAAGGAAATAAAGAAGTTTCTAAGCCTTGCTGCCCGGCTCGATACCGATGCAGACCGGGAGAACAAGGCAAATCTTTACAAGAAAAACTACTTGCAGGCAGCTGAAAAAGAGATGGGGAAGGCCGCCGCGCGAGCATTAAAGGAAGCTATAAAAGACATTCCACCAGAGCAAGTATATGATGCTGTTTTCGACGACCCGATTCTACAAATGGACTTTATTTATTTTAGCGAATACTACGAGCCCAAAATGTTCCTAGACAGGATGCTTTCAAGGTGGGAGCAGTACAAGGATGATATTAACCGCTGACTTTGAGACGACAACAGAGGCGCCTGCGAGAGTGTGGGCGACAGGGTTGTGTGAAATAGCGAACCCCGACAATTTCATATACGGGAACAGTATTGACTGGCTTTTTAATTGGCTGATTGATAGCGAAGAAAGCCATACGCTTTATTTCCACAACTTGCGTTTCGATGGCCAGTTTATTCTGTTCTACCTCTTTACTCACGGGTACGAGTGGACAGACAACAGGAATCTAAAGCAAGGGCAATTTAAGACGCTAATATCTGACATGGGCATGTTTTACAGTATCACGGTATGCTTTGAGGATGGCGGCAAGGATGACAAAAAAGAAGTCACGTTTCTGGACAGCCTGAAAATTCTGAATTTCAGCGTAAAGCAAATCGCAAAGGGCTTCGGACTTCCGATAATGAAAGGCGAGATAGACTATAAAGCGGAGCGTCCTATCGGGCATGAACTCACGCAAGAAGAAGTTGACTATCTAAGAAACGACGTCCAAATAGTCGCAATGGCGCTTGCTATCCTGTTCAAGCAGGGATTAAAGAAAATGACAGCGGGCAGCAACGCCTTTCACGACTTCAAGACGACCTTTGGGAAGAAACGCTTTGAAAAGATGTTCCCTGTTCCGGAGAACGATAAGGAAATACGTTATGCATACAAAGGCGGTTTCACGTATCTGAACCCAGCATTCGCGGAGAAAGAAGTCTTTGATGGTCATGTGTTCGACGTTAACAGTCTGTACCCCTCAGTAATGTATTATAAGATGATGCCGTTCGGTGTGCCTGTTCGATTCATTGGGCGCTATGAAGATGATGAGATGTACCCACTTTACGTCCAGAGGATAAAATGTCAGTTTGAGCTAAAGCCGGGGAAAATACCCACTATTCAGGTGAAAGGAAACTTGGCTTTCATTCCTACTCAATATCTTTCTGATAGCGGGGATGAGATAGTGGAAATGACACTCACCAACGTGGACTTGAAATTGTTCTTTGAGCAATACGAGGTTTACAACATCGAATATCTGGACGGATTCAAGTTCATGGGGGCTTATGACCTTTTCAAAGACTACATTGACAAATGGACGGCGGTGAAGATTGAAAGCACAAAAACAAAGAACGCGGCCATGCGATCATTAGCAAAGCTGATGTTGAATAGCCTGTACGGCAAATTCAGTTTGAATCCGAAAGTACAAAGCAAGGTTCCGTACTTTGACCGCGTGAACAAGTTGGTAAAGTATAAGCTGGGCCCGGAAGAAGAACGGGAGCCGATATATGTTCCGGTAGGCGCGTTCATAACCTCATACGCACGTGAAGTCACAATCAGAGCAAGTCAAGCTATCAAGGATTTGAGCATCAAGAAATACGGCCAAGACATGTACATCTACAGCGATACGGACAGCATTCACACACTGCTTCCCGTTGAGGATGTGGAGACGATAATAGAAACATCCGACACGGAGTTAGGGAAATGGGCGCACGAAAGCGACTTTGTTGCCGGGAAGTTCCTGCACCAGAAGTGCTATTGTGAAGCTGAAATAGTAGACGATGAAGAGTACGACAGGCTATTCGCGGATGAAGAGACGCGCAGCCGCTGCACGATTTTTGACGGTGTGAAAACGTTCCTCAAGGTGACAAGCGCGGGAATGAGCAGCGGGTGTTACAAGTACGTTACTTGGGAAAATTTCCGGACGGGCGAAGCGTTCCGGGGAAAGCTGCTTCATCAAAATGTTGAGGGCGGCGCGATATTAAAAGATGTTGACTTTACCATAAAGTAGTGGTATAATAGTATTAGGCCCGAAAGAGAAAGAAGCGCTACCAATAATTCCGATGTTACGCGGTGAAACGCGCGGATGCGGCGTGGGTTTAACAAACTTGGCGTTTCCCTCTTTCGGTGCCATTGGAGGTTATTCGATGGATTCTAATATATTCTGGGATATGCGCCGCACGATGTCCTACAACCGGTTTCTAAACTTCATCGTTGGAAACCGTGGCGGCGGAAAAACATACGGATTCAAGAAAATGGCGATAGAGCGTTTCATGAATGGGAAAGGCCAGTTCGCTTATATCCGGCGATACCAGACGGAACTAGACAGCACGCTGCCGACTTTCTTTGATGATATCGCCCCGGCGTTCCCTGACTTGGAGTTGCAGGAAAAAGGCGGCTACTTCCTAATAAATGGTGAGGTTGCGGGAAAGTCATTTGCGCTTAGCACAGCAGCGGGCAAGAAGTCGATAAGCTACCCTGACATTACCCTGATAGGCTTTGACGAATTTCTGATAGAAGTCGGAAGTTACCGTTATTTGAAAAATGAAATATCGGCGTTCACAAACCAACTCGAAACTATAATCCGGATGCGCGATAATGTGACGGTTTTCTGTATGGCGAACGCGATTTCAATTACAAACCCTTATTTCCTCAACTACGATTTGAAAATGCCAAAGCCGGGAGAGATATGGAGAAAAAACAACCTCATCCTTGTGGAGAACGTTGTCAACCCGGAGTTCGTGAAAGCGAAACAGGCCACGCGGCTTGGTCAACTTGTGATGGGAACAAGCGAGGGAGAACACATTATCAACAACGCTTTCTATCTGGATGATATCACATTCATAGAGCCGCGAAGTAAGAACGCCCGAACATTTATGACGCTTGTCTATATGGGACAGAATCTGGGCGTCTGGGCTGACATGCAAGAGGGTTGTGTGTGGATTTCGGAGAAGTATGACCCGTCGGCATTCACCTACGCACTAACAACGAAAGACCACAAGCCCAACATGCTGCTTGTTACGGCTAATAAATCCATGTTCAAAAGATGGGTTGTGGAACCGTTCGAGCAGGGCGCACTAAGATTTGAGACGATGAACATTAAAAATAGCATCATGCAAGTTATGAAATGGAGGATTTGACATGGCAAAGAAGAAAGTGATCGATGCATGGTATCTTCAATATGAGATGCTGAAACGATTCTTCCCAAAAGACGAAGTGCACATGGACGATAACTTCATTCTTGCAAACAAGCTTGTATTTGCGCTGAACATTATCCGTGATGCCGGAGAGATAACGAGCCGCACGGAAGCGGAGTTGGAAGCAATGGTCAAGAAAACATTCTTTGTGAAGTGGTGATGAAATGGCTTATAGCACTTATTTAACTACGGGAACATCCGTAAAGGTAACGGCCACATGGCCATCCTACAGCGACGGAACACCCCACCGGGGGCAGGATATTGTTGTGTACACGAATCCTGCTTATATCCGCGCTCTGGTTGCTGGCACGGTGTTGCGGTCAGAATTTGGCAGCGGTGGAAATGCAAGCTACGGGAACTTTGTTCAGATTCAGCATTCGGATGGCTCGTGCAGCTTGTTTGCGCATCTTGCAAGCCGAAACGTGGCTGTCGGCGATGTCGTAGCGCCGGGAGACGTTATCGGCATTATGGGCAGCACAGGAAACAGCAGCGGCCCTCATGTTCACGTCGAGTATCAGGCAACACCGTGGGGCACGCTGCAAGACCCCTCTTTGATAACGGGTATCCCGAATGCAGTGGGAACTTATGAAACTGTGTACGGTGGAGGGAGCGGCCCGCCGCCAGACCCTACGCCAACCGATGAATGGACGTTGGTGCTTTCGTCTGTACTGTTCGCAGATGGCCGGGTTAGGATATTCCCGACAAGCAACGATGGTGGCGGATGGGTTTACTTTAACAACAGCCGCTTTTACCGCTCAAACTATCCGGCGCTAGACCATTTTGAAATCTGGGATTCTGGATACTGGGCGAACTACAACGGGATTGTTTCGATGGAAGTGGGCTTGTTCAACGTAGCAACCCTCAAAATATAGAAAGAGGTAAAGAAATGAAGCTGAAAGATTTGGTTGTTGTCCTTGCCGGGTATGATGCTATTATGATTAGCCTTTCAACAGAGATAGGCTATGCAGAACACTTCTATACAAGGGCTTGCGAAATCCCCACGAGCGTGCTTGAATGCGAAGTTGAGCGCGTAAAGAAGCGCGGCAACGTGTTCGCCGTTGATGTCAGTAAATTCGCGTAAGCGTTTTTATAATTCAAATATGGAGGTTATAATGGTAAAACTCACTGAAATCTTTATCCGAAAGGGGACCGCTGCCCGTCCGGGCAAGGCAATGGCCCCGAAGTTCATCACGATTCACAACACCGCCAACACGGGCAAGGGTGCGGGCGCGCGTAGTCACGCCAGCTATATGACCGTGAACGGTGGTCAGAACAAGACCGTTTCCTATCACTACGTTGTGGACGATTCCGAAATTATCCGTTTGATTCCCGATACTGAAATCGCGTGGCACGCAGGGGACGGTGCGAAAGGTGTTGGCAACTTGCAGAGCCTTGCAATCGAGATTTGTGAGAATCCTGAAAGCGACTTGCGCAAGGCGACTGACAATGCCGCTGAACTGACTGCGCGGCTTATGTCTGACTGGAAAATTCCTCTTGCTAACGTGGTACAGCATAACCGCTGGAGTGGCAAGAACTGCCCGCGCCGCATTCGCAAGGGCGAGCCGTACACATGGGAGCAGTTCAAGAAAGTTGTGCAGCTGTACTACGATGAGGGCACGAAGCCGCAGAGCGGCAAGGACACGATTGCTCCTGATGGCGAGCTGTTCACAGTTCAGACAGGTGCTTTCAAGAGCAAGCAGAATGCTGAAAAGCATGCGGCAGACCTGAAAGCCAAAGGTGTTGACACAATCATCTCTACCAAGAAAATCTAATCTACACAGCGCACACTCACACTCACACTCAAGAAAACAGCACCTCACCTACGGGTGGGGTGCTTTTCTGCGTCTGTGTGATTATGCATTTTGTGTGCATATACAGAGAGTGTATTTTATGTGCTTGGTATGCAGTGTGCATAAATGTGCAGTTCTGTGCGGCGAGCGAAGCGAGCGTTTTTAGCGAGCGAGCGAAGCGAGCGAGCTCCACAGCATAGCCCAAAGTGGGTGTGTGTAGTGCATGTTTATGCAAGCGTCTGTATAGTCGATGGGGAAATGGTGCTCTGTCAGAATATATA